TTACCTCCATATAGCATCAAAGCTTTCAGATTGTTAGATTATAATGCAGCTGGTACTATCAGTGGATTACGTCAGAAGGCTTCTAAAGACTTGAAACCTCATGAGCGTTTTGTATTAAACGTAGTGGGTGAGTATGGTTGTAAAGATTTCTTTACATTTAAAGAATTGAAAGAGTATAGCTCTGAAGATAATTTGGTAGCATCTGATAAGGTGATTGCTGAAGATGATAGTGATTTTTAGTATACCCCTCTAAATAAGAAATGGCCTCACTATTGTGGGGCCTTTTCATTAACTTAAGTTATGATTACTGGAGAAAGAAAGACAAAGATGTCTATAGAAGCTATTCTAAGTAGGATATCAGAGTATGATATATTTAGGTATTACATGCCTAATCAAGATTGGAAAATTAACAGAGTGACCTATTCTCCATTCAGGCATGAGAACAATCCATCATTTATGATTGGTAACAAGATGGGCTATCTAATGTTTATAGACTATGCTGATACTAGTCTTCGTGGTGATTGTTTTAATTTTGTTCAGAAGCTTCATAGCCTTCCCAGCGTCAGTGATACTTTGAAGATGATAGACAGAGACTTTGGTCTAGGTTTTTCTACAGGTGTCATGACAGGAGAGTACAAGAAGATTATATCTGAATACAAACAGCCTGAGATAGAGAAGAGATATTCCCTGATTCAGGTCAAGACTAGAAAGTTCACTAATAGAGAACTTGAGTATTGGGCAGAGTATCACCAGGATCTCCAGGACCTCAGAGATAACAATGTGTATTCTATCAAAGAACTATATCTTAATAAGCAAAGGTTCCCATTAGGAGAAGACGAGCTTAGATTTGGTTACCTTTATGAAGGACAGTATTGGAAGATATATAGGCCATATGCTGATAAGAAGCATAAGTGGATGCCTAATAATGTTCCTATCACAGCAATGGATGGTAAAGAGAATATAAAAGACTGTAAGACAGCATTCATCAACAAGAGTAAGAAAGACTATATGGTGATGAAGAAGATATTCCCATGCAGCTGTGCTGTCCAGAATGAGGGTCTTGGATGTTTCTCACACGAGAATGTAGAATATCTAAAAGCTAACTCTGATAGGCAAATACTAAGCTTTGATGCTGATGATGTAGGTGTACAGAATTCTGTACAAATTACAAAGATGTTTGACTTTGACTATACTAACGTCCCACGTCAGTATCTAGCAGAAGGTATTAAAGACTGGGCTGACCTCAGTCGCAAGTATGGTTTAAAAATCATAGAAGATATTCTTAAAGAAAAGAATATACTTTAACAATTATTTAACATAGTTTATTTTGCTAAATCAGTCAAGTTACATATATTTGTATTATGAAAACTACAAAAGAACAAATAGACTACATGATACATGCATATGTAGTTGAGAAGAAAAACACATATCAGATAGCAGAAGAATTAGGGATATCAAATCCTACAGTTGGCAGTCATTTAAGAAAAAATGGAATAGTTCTTAGTGCTCAGAAATATAAGTTTAATGAACACTATTTCAAAGAAATAAACACTCCAAACAAAGCATACTTTCTAGGATTAATATATGCTGATGGATGTGTTTTTCCAAAGAAGAATAGTTGTGCAATTAAACTTACAAAAGAGGATGACTACATTTTAGAAGAGTTTAAAAAAGATATAGATAGTCAAAAACCTTTGAATTATACTAAATCAAAACTAATTACAGGAACAAATTACATTGGTAAAGCTCAATCTAAAATAGAACTAAACTCTAAAATTCTTATTGATGACCTTCAAAAACTAGGAGTTATTCAAAATAAATCACTCGTGCTAAAGTTCCCATCAGAAATGCCTTATATAAGAGATTTTATAAGAGGGTATTTTGATGGTGATGGGTGTATTTATAACTCTCAAAAAAGAATAATGTTAAACTTTGTTGGGAGTGAAAACTTTTGCAAAGGATTATGTGATTTTTTAAAATCTCAACTTGATATAGATGTATTTACAAAACAAGACAAAAGAGGAAACTCTTGGTACATATACATTCATAGAATAAATGACGTATTGAAGTTTTGTAGATATATCTATGAAGACGATAACTGCATTAAGTTAAATAGAAAATATGAGAAGTATAAAGCATACTTGGGCTGATCTAGCCAAAGTCCATGGATTACAAGCAATAGAAAATTATTTAAAGACAAAAAACCTGTTATAATGGACACATTTAACACCACAAAGGAACTGATCATAAATGCACCAGTTCCTGTACAAACACGTACATATAAGCCAGTGAGTCATTCACAATTGATTGACCTTACGTTAAACAGTATTGAGAAAGCAGGATTTACATTAGACAAAGAGACCTATTCATCAGCAGTGGATGGTCAAATAGCTAATGGTAGATTTAGCATTAGTAATGTTGCAGACAGTGAGATGCAATTACAGATAGGTTGGCAAAACAGCTACAACAAGCAACTTACATTAAAGTTTGCTATTGGTACACGTATATTCATTTGTCAAAATGGTTGTGTATCAGGAGACTTTGGTACATTCAAAAAGAAGCATGTTGGTGAGATACAATCATTCACACCAAGTGCAATTGAAGATTATATTAAGTCTGCAGGAGATACATTCTTTCTTATGCAAAAGCAAAGAGAAGACATGAAGCAAATAGAAATCACCAAGCGTGTAAAAGCTGAATTGATTGGTAGAATGATGTTAGAAGAACAATTCATTACATCTACACAATTGAACATTATCAGTAGAGAGTTAAAAGCTCCTACACATGATTATGGTGCTAAGGATAGCGTATGGGAGTTGTACAACTACACAACATTTGCTATGAAAGAATCACATCCTGCAAACTGGATGGAGAGTCATATCAAAGCACACAGATTCTTTAATGAATATGCATATGATCAAACAGCTCCATGGGAAGCTGAAGAGAAAGCATTTACACAATTATCAATATTTTAATTATGAAGTACATTTTTAGAGGAACTTTAGTGTTTGAATATAATCCAGAGGCAAAGTTTGATAAAGTAGTAGAAGGTCAAATAAATGGTCTACATGCATTTAACTATTGCAGTATGATTCCTGAGGATTATAAGCTACTAGCTGAATTCTTTGATACAGTTTATAGACATACTCAAGGAGAAAATGTACAATTAAAAGATATAAAAGTAAATTAAATGGAAATACAAAAAAAAGGAGGATTAAATTGGGACAAGTTCAAAGATCAGTTTCATCCTTCCTGGCACAGGTTTATGCAACCTTTCATTGAAAGTGAAGCATGTGACAATATCTATAAATTCCTAAAAGTAGAGAGCAAGAGGGGCAGACAAATTGCCCCTCTTTCTCAAAACGTATTCAGATGCTTTCAGGAGACTTCCTATGATGACTTAAAACTAGTCATGGTAGGTATGTGTCCATATCACTCTATAAAGAAGGGACAATGCGTAGCAGATGGCCTATTGATGGGCTGTTCCACTACAGGTGTATTACAGCCATCCTTACAGAAGTTTTATGATGGCATAGAAAAGGAATTACATAATGGATTATGTGTAACATGTGAAAGGCCAGCTGATGTGTCATTCTTGGCACAACAAGGCATACTAATGTACAATGCAGCTCTTACAACAGAAATAAACAAAGCAGGCTCTCATATAGATCTTTGGGAACCATTCACAAAGTATCTCTTTGAGGATGTCTTAGGTACAACTATGACTCCTGTATTGTTTCTAGGTAAAGATGCTGCTAAGTATGAAAAGTATGTAGCACCATTTACATTTCATTTTACATTAAGTCATCCAGCCAGTGCTTCTTACAAGCAAACTGATTGGGACACAGAAGGAACATTTACAAAGATTAACAAATTATTAAAGGATAACAACAACCTAGAGATAGATTGGATGTTAGACACACCATTTTAAAAACAGAATATGGAAAAATTACAAGTTTATGTAGAAAACTCAAAGAATGAGCCCTTAGATTATGATTATGATCTAGAGATGGGAGCTTGTCTTATAAATCTAAACTTTTCAGATAATCCAGAGTGGGCATCTAAAGGAGAAAATGCATTGACAATCACAGATAGTGGAGATGGTCTTAGCATTAAGTTTCCTGATAGAAAAGCTATTAACTTACTATACTCTGAAGCACGTGAGTTATTTATAGCACTTAGTATGTCTGTAACAGACAAAATAGAAATTAGAAAATCAGAAATCATTAAAACCTTTTAATTATGATCAAAGTTAAAAATGGAGGAGAAATCACTAGAGGTGATATTATAGCTGTGGCTTGTAATAATTACATAAGCATTGGTATTTATCTTGGACGAGGACAAGGAGGTACAGTGCAGTATTTATGGCCTGGTTCTGCTTCATCTTCTAAGAATTGGCATGGAATACAACTAGGCCAATGGAAAGGTGATAAACCAATGAGACCACTTACCATTTCTCAAATGGGTAAGAATTATGTCAATACACCAGATGAACACAGAATAATGAAATTAAACAGAGAAAACATTACAGACCAAGAAACAATAGAAAGACTTCTAGAAGATAAAGAAGTCCTTAAAGAATTCAAAATAGATGTAAAATACTAACACAATGATTTTAGAAAAACAGACAGAAGCCCACATCCTCCAAGAAGGAGAAACACAGGAAACTGTAAAAATGTCATTAGACTTAGATTCTGCACAGGTCCTTATGCAGATGTTAAGTAAGAATCTTTATTCAGATTCAATAGGCTCTACTATCAGAGAATGTGCATCCAATGCACTAGATAGTCACAGAAGAGCTGGAAGTGACAAACCTATTATTGTTTCATTTAAAAGAAACACACAGGCAGATACATATGAATTTTCTGTTCAGGATTTTGGTATTGGCTTAGATGCAGATGATGTACGCAACATCATCAGTAAGTATGGTAAGTCAACCAAAAGAGACAGTAACACAGAGCTAGGCATGATGGGTCTTGGTTTCAAGGCTCCATTAGCTTATAGTTCTAGTTTCTACTTTGTATGTAGAAAAGGTGGTATGGAACGTAAGTATATGATGTACGAAGGAGAAGATACAAACAGTATTGACCTTCTATATGAAATACCAACTACAGAAGACAATGGTGTAAAAGTGATTGTTCCTGTTAACTATTATGACAGACATTCATTCCACAATAAGATTAAAGAGCAACTAGCTTATTTTGATGATGTTTATTTTGATGTAGAACCATTAGGCAGTTACACTGTTCCTAATGATTTCACAATATATAGAAGTGAGCATTTCCAATATTCTAGCTTAGCCACTAACAACGACATGCATCTTTGTCTAGACAATGTAAGTTATCCTATTGACTGGGAAAAGCTTGGTATTGAGAGAATAGGAATGAAATTTGCTTTGAGATTCAGTCTTAGTGATGGATTATTCCCTACACCAAATAGAGAAGCTATTAGATATACTAAGGAAGCCAAAGAAACTATTCTTAAGAAGATAGCTACAGTGGCTGATGTATGGATGGAGAAGTTCAACGAGGCCATCACTACAAAGAGTGATATCAAAGCCATCATGGAATTCTATGGTAGAAACAATAAGTACATGAAACCTTGGTATAATGATCCTAATCAACCAGAGTATGAGATAGACAGACTTGTACAACATTCACGTATACCTGTAGCACAGCCTAAGTTAGATAATATAAAGTTATTGAACTTAGAAAGACTTGCTGTAAAAGGTAAGGAATACATGCTTGCTGAGTATAAGTTTAAGTATAGATTTGTTAATAGTAAGTTTCAGAATATGAAAAGCTACTATTATGATCATTTAAGAATGTCAGACTTAGTAGGTTATAACTTTGGTGGTGTATACATTTATAGTCATGAACTTCCTAAGGGTAAGCAAGACTATCTAAGAACTATTCTGCCAGGTAATAAACACATCTATTTTGTTAAGAAGGCACCATTTAAGCTTAGAAGCAAAACTGGAGCTGTTGATTATGGCAAGTTTTATGATTCTGTTTTAGAGCTTAGTAGCTATCCAAAGTCTCAATGGAGACAACTTATTACAGAGTTTCAATATGTAGTGGGACTATATGCCAAGGATTTTATAGATGCAGACGCTATTGAGATTCCACAATCATATAAAGATGCTCAGAAAGCTAAGAGAATGAAGGTTTCTATTGCAGCTGTAAAGGGTCCTAAGAAGGTTAGAATGAAAGGTGAGTTCTCTGGTAAGGTGGGTACACCAATGGATATTAATCTATCTGATCAATATTGTAAATTTGTTCCTACAACATTTAAGCTAGAGGATGCTCATAAAGTCAACAAGTTACATGTTTATGCTAAAGAAGCTGATAAGAAGAAGATGGATGCGTTGTGGTCACGTGGTAATCATCTAGTGAATTTTGTACTAGTAGCCCAAGCAACCCATGATAACTTACAAAAAGCTGATTTACATAACTGGATAACATTAGATAAATTTATGGAAGGTAAGAACAAACCATTTAAGGTGATAGCAACAGAGTTCTTAATACGTGATCTTATTGAGAAAAAGGATTCTACATTTAGAAGAATTCATGTAGTGGAAGATATCTCTACTGATCTGGCAAGTAAATTGCTAGAGCTGAAAAACTATGATGAAAAAAACCATAGAAGTTATGCAGATCAAGAAACTATAAAAGCAATCATATTGCATGCTACAGAGAATAGGTTATATGATGAACCTATATATACAACATATAAACAAGTTTGTGAAGTGTTTACCAAACTACCATTCTTAAATACATTGCTAGATAAAACAACTTATAGCACCAGATCTAACACAGATTCTGGTATTGTAAAAGCTATCATTGATCTATTTAAGTATTATAAACACAAAGTGAACTTAGAGCATTACAAGCTCATATTAACAGAAGATGCTCCCTTGGAGGAGATATTGACAGAAGACACAATTGATGAATTAGAAACAATTTAAAAACAAAAACATGTTAAGTTTAAAGTGGTTTAAAAGTGCTATAGAACGCACAATTGAAAAGGTAGTAGAAAACAAGATTGAACAAGCGTTTGATCAATTAGATAAACAACAAGAAGAGGGGGCTCAGGCTCCTTCTTCTTACAATATGTGGCATTCAACAACCACAGCAGCAGTCAAGCCCTATCTAAACATTAAAATGGTTAATGATACATTGACTATTGTATTGAATGATGGCAATATTATTACAAAGTCTCCTGCCAATGCAGATGATTTTGCCAAAGCTAAAACTTGTACAACAGAAGCTTGCTTATTGAACCTTGTTGGATCTCCAGAGATACAATCTGAAAGAAGAAAAGCTGAAGCTGAATATGAGAAAGCTAAAGCTATCCAAAGAGGTGCTGAATACTTGGTTACGCTTGATCAGTTTGAGATGAAAAATGGTTCCCTTTATCTAAAGGGAATTAATAGAAGTCTTCCTCCATTGTTGGTAGAAGAGTTCTTAGAAGTGACTGGTAGAAACTTTGGTACAGATAATGATGAGTTTCTTGCTTTACAAAGATTCTTTATGTGGTGTTGTCTAAATCCAAGAGCAGAAGTGGCAGATAAGCTATTTAACTTCTTGAAGAAGAATGCATTTGGTATCACTAAACAGGGCTTCTTTGTAGCTTTGAGGAATGTAGTGACATTGCATGGTTCTACAGAACTAGTACAGTTTGTAAGCAATGCATATAATAAAGTGAAGGCTGTATGGAAGAAGAAGCCAGATGATTACACTGTGTTCTTGAAGCATGGTGAATATGTAATGGTTCACAAATCTATATTTGAAGAACTAGAGCCATGTACATATTGTGATGGTTCAGGAACTGTTCCTTCTGATGATGAGTATGACTGTGATGATGAGTGGAATGATTGTGATGATAGCTGTGAGTGTCCAGAGTGTAGTGGTTCTGGTACAGTTTATGCACATTGTGAAGAGCAATATGGTGAATTGATTGGTAACTTAACAGAACTATATCTTGATCTTCCTAATAGAGCAGAGAATAGATTTACAGATGCTCACACAAGAACATTTGACATCAGAATTGGTAGACCAGTGAGCATGGACCCAAATGCATGTCGTTGGAATACAGACGATTGTGGTGCTGAAGGCTTACACTTCACTAGCGATGAGATTCATTATGTAGGATGTGGTGACACATCTGTGCTTGTACTTATCAATCCAATGAAGGTGGTAGGTATTGGTGAGTCTAAGGGTAGATGCTATGAATATTTACCAATTATGACTGTACCACGTGAGGAAGCAACAGAGATTTTACATGACCTAGACTTTGATACATTAGAGTTGGATGAGTCTTATGCGATTCGTGAATTGCAAAACTTGGCTGAGAAAGCTAAAGAAGGATTCACAGCTGAGCGTAAGAAATATGACTTTAACTTACCAGCGTTATCTGCTGTAGAGGTGTATACAATTGTTAAGAGTCTTGATGAAATTAAGCAAGAAATATCAAAGAGAATTGTAAAAATTGATTAAATTTGTAGTCCCAGGGATTAAGTTCCCTGGGATTAATTTAACAATTATGAAAAAGAACGCAACAAAGAGAATCTCTAAGATACCTAGGAAAATAGTTAGTAAACCAAGATGTGCTGGCACTATGACAGAGTCAGCATTCTGGAGTTTTATACGCAGTGCCCTCAGACAGAAGTCTAGATTTTGGAAACCCATTACAGAATGTAAGCTACAAGCACGCAGACTATACAAGGGTGTAAACAAGAGACAAAAGTATGAGTATCAATGCAATGTGTGTAAGAATTGGTTTATTGAAAAGAAGATTAATGTAGACCACATTATTCCTGCAGGTAGTCTTAACTCATCAAAAGACCTACCAGGATTTGTAGAAAGACTTTTTTGTGAAGTGAATGATTTACAAGTCTTATGTGAGAAATGTCATGACAAGAAAACAAAAGCAGATAAACATGAAAAGAACAATTCTAAAGCTTCATGACAAGAAGTATGCTGACTTAATAGATCATAGTGTTAAGGAATGCATTATCAAGAAAGAGAACTATGAGGTTGAGTACAAGGGTAAGGTGATGATACTTACACCAGAACAGCTCAAGACAGAATGTAAAGGTAGACAATACATTGCTGAGCCAAAGTATGGTGATAGGCCATATCATCTACTATCTTATTTATGGGCACCTACTAAATTAACAGGAAATGAGTAATGAAAACGTTGTGACAGTTTCTATTAACAGGAAACCTTCATTCACAGAAATATGGCATGAAGGTTCTGTTACATATGAAAACAAAGAATACATGTTCTGGCTTATCAATCCAAGAGGACTTGATGACCAAGGACGTGAGTATGAAATGGAAGTGAGATGGTGGTTTAAACAAGTACCAATGGAAGTGAGAAAAATGAGTGATCAAATTATTAAAGACTTTAAAGAAAACAGACATGATTAGTGGACCAGTTAACACAGAGGCTCTATATAGAGCAATTTATCTAGACAGCAGTTCTAGTTTAAAGGACTTCTCCATGGACAGGAAGAAGTATCACAAGAAATACATCCTTAATGAAGTGGTTGAGGATGAAGATAGCAAAGCTGCTACAATGGGTAGAATGGTGGAAACATTATTAATGGAACCACATTTATTTGATGAGAGATTTTATCTATCTACATGCATGACTACACCAACTAACTTAATGTTAGAGTTTGTAGAAGCGTTATATAGACACACTATGGAAGCTACAAATGATGAAGGTTTAGTAACTAGAAACTTTGAAGACTTATGTAGAGATGCTCATGCAGATTCTGGATTCAAGATAAAGCTTGATGCTGTTCTTGGTAAGTTCATAGGATCTGATGCAGAGATTTATTACAAAGAGATTAGAGAGGTGAGACCTAGAAATCTTACAGTGGTAACTACACAGGAGATTGCTAATGCTGAGAAGATAGTATTAGAACTAAAAACTAATCCTGTCACAGCAGAGATTGTAAACACTACATCTGATGCACAGTATTCTGTATACAACCAGTTACAAATAGAAGGATATGAAGTGCTTGGTCATCAGTTTAAGTCTATGTTAGATAAGATGATTGCAGATCATAAAGCAAAGACAGTACAAGTGTATGACCTTAAGTGTACATGGTCTGTAGAAAACTTCTATAGTGAGTATTATTTATATAGAAGAGCTTATATTCAAGGTTATTTATATCATCAAGCTGCACAGTTCTGGGCTAGTGAACATGGTTATGGAGACTATAAAATCCTCTATCCTAAGTTTATTGTTTGTGACAGTACAAACTATTCTAATCCACTAGTGTATGCAATGACTATGCAGTCTTGGATAGCTGCTGCAAATGGTTTTGAATACAAAGGAAAAGAATATCCAGGTGTTGCAAAACTTGTTGAAGACCTTCAATGGGCCCTAGCCAATGACAAATGGAACATCTCAAGAGAGAATTATATTAATAATGGTGTAGTAAACATAGATTAATGGAGAGAAAACACACAATCACTAGCGTATTCATTGTTCCAACTTTTAGCATAGGTAGAGATAAGTTGTTAGACAATGGATTTCTTAATGGATATATAAAAGACAATAGTAGAGATGTACAGTATGAAAATGCTGTATATCTCTTATTTAAACCAAAGGACTTAGATAGATTCAGAGACTTCCTTGATGAGGAATATGAAAGAACTAAGTCCATCATAGATGATTATGACTATGAAGATGGTTTTGTAGTGGTTGTTTATGAGATCAATCCTAGACTAAAGGATGACATAGAACTGATAAAACAAGGTAAATATTCCCAAACTTCCAAGAAATTCCAGGATATTTTCCCTAAAGCTATTCAAATTAGAAAGAATGGACTGAAACGAGATGAGATATCTCTTCAGTATAGAGTCTTTAACAAGACAGAAGATTTGAGACAGTTTTGGGAAGATAAACTAGGTGTGGAGCTTGAAGAAGACATGGAAGTTTGGCATGGTTTCTTTGATGAATTTGAAATATTAGACATTAATAAATTAAAAGAAAATGTATAACAGTGATATACTAACCCATCTAATCAGTAAATATGGTATAGATGATGTAATTAAGTTCTGTGACATGGAGAGTGAAAAGAATGCTCTCTTAGCAGAATCAGTGGACGAAAACAAGAAACACCACCCAGAACCTAACGAATGGAAGTTTGAAAGAGACTGGTGGGCTGAAAGTAGTAAACAATTAAAAAGAAGAATATGAAAGGAATTGAACTATTAGAAACCTATCCTAAAGCAGCAACTGTTATTAAAGAGTTTTATAATAATAAACTCATAGACTCTGTAAGTAACTCCTCTGAAGAAATTCCAGAAGAGTTTAAAGAGATGATAAAACAACAAAGCTTTGATAATGAATATGTTGCAGCATTTATAGATTCAAACCCTAGATTTTTGTTTGATGTATTTGATAATAATGAGTTAAATGTTGAAATATTAGTAATGTATTCTGATAAACCTTCAATGTTTACATACACTGTAGTGGAAGGTGATCTTATACACACAGAACCTACTAAGTATAATTCTAGAATAGAAGCTGAAAAGGTAGCTATTGAGGAAGCATTTAAACTATTAAATGAAAGATTATGAGTGATCAAATAGTCTTAGAAGTAATTGAGAAGTATGCTCAACGTAGTGAGGTGGGAATTACCAAATATGGTACCACACTAGAAACTAACAATAAGGATAACTATCTCAAGCATTTACAAGAGGAATTAATGGATGCTACGCTCTATTTACAGAAATTAATAAGCTTGGATAAGGAAATAACTAAATTAGTTAGAGACCATCCAAACAATGCAGAATTAGGAATGAAAATAAGAAATTTAGTTAGTTAGAATTTTCTGATTCTCTTGGTTTATATGAAGAGCTGTTGTACATTTGCAACCCTTTATTTTTTAACCAAAAAAACACAATTAAACATGGATTTAGGATTAGAAGCCTTGAGCAAAATAACAATTTTTAGCAAGTATGCAAAGTACATCTCAGAAAAGAAAAGAAGAGAGACTTGGGATGAGATAGTGGATAGGTATCAAAGCATGATGATCAAGAAATATCCTAAATTAGAGCAAGCAATTGTAGAAAGTGCTGTATTCATTAGAGAGAAGAAAGTCTTACCATCAATGAGGGCCCTTCAGTTTGCTGGTCCAGCAATGGAAGTGAACAATGCAAGAGGATACAACTGTGCTTATCTACCTGTTGACAGTCTATATAGTTTCTCTGAGACTATGTTTCTCCTATTAGGAGGTTCAGGTGTAGGTTTTTCTGTTCAAAAGCATCACATAGAGCAACTGCCAGCTATTAAGAAACAAGAGACATATAAGCAACGTAACTACCTGATTGAAGATTCTATTATGGGATGGGCTGATGCTGTAAAAGTTTTGATGAAGTTCTACTTTGAAGGTGGTTATAAGCCTAAGTTTGACTTCAGAGCTATTAGACACAAGGGTGCTAGATTAGTGACAGCTGGAGGTAAAGCTCCTGGTCCTGAGCCACTTAAGTTATGCTTATCTCATATTGATGCTGTTATGGAACGTAAAGAAGATGGTCAAAAGCTATCTCCTTTAGAAGCTCATGATATTATGTGTCATATTGCTAACAGTGTACTTGCAGGTGGTATCAGAAGGTCAGCTATGATCTCTTTGTTTAGCCATGATGACGAGGAAATGATTACATGTAAGTATGGTGACTGGTGGGAGACTAATGAACAACGTGGTAGAAGTAATAACTCAGCTGTCCTTAAAAGAGGTGAAGTGAGTGAAGAAGAGTTCCAAGCCCTATGGAAAAGAATTGAAGCATCAGGAAGTGGTGAACCAGGTATCTATTGGTCTAATGACCTAGATTGGGGAACTAACCCTTGCTGTGAAATTGGTCTAAGACCTTTTCAATTCTGTAACCTATGTGAGGTGAATGTGTCTGATGTAGTAGATCAGGAAGACCTTAACAACAGAGTGAGTGTGGCAGCGTTCTTTGGTACGTTACAAGCAGGATTCTTTGACTTCCACTACTTACGTCCCATCTGGCAAAAGACCACCCAAAAAGACGCTCTATTAGGCATTGGTATGACAGGTATAGGTTCAGGAGAAATCCTTAAATATGACCTGGGAATAGCAGCCAATACAGCTAAGGTGGTTAACAGTATGATTTCTGATAAGATTGGTACCAACGAAGCAGCTCGTATTACATGTATTAAACCAAGTGGTACAACATCATTAGTCCTAGGAACAGCATCTGGTATCCACGCATGGCATGCTCCTTACTACTTAAGAACTATGAGATTTAACAAGAGCGAAGACATGGCTATGTATTTAGAGATTAACCATCCTGAGCTATGTGAAGATGATGTGTTACGTCCTAAGGATACAGTTTGTGTACGTATTCCTGTTAAAGCCCCTGAAGGATCTATTCTACGTACAGAGACAGCAATTGATACGCTAGAGCGTGTTAAAAGATTCTCTACAGAATGGGTCAAAGCAGGACATATCAATGGAGCTAACACACATAACGTAAGTGCTACTGTTTCTATTGATAAAAGTAGAATGTATCATGGTGGATCTTTTGATCTTGCTAATGACACTACTGATCCAATATTAGTAGATGAGTGGGAAACTGTAGGAAGTTGGATGTGGATTAATAGAGAGGTATACAATGGTTTGTCAGTTTTGAACTATGATGGAGGAAGTTATATCCAAGCACCTTTTCAAGACATTACAAAAGATGAATATGAAAAAAGAATCAATTCATTAACTACAATTGATTTAACTAAAGTAATGGAAATTGATGATACAGTGGATTTTGGTGCCATCCAAGCTTGTGGAGGTGGTGCTTGTGAAATACAATAATATGGAAAAGAAAGAATTTATAAAAGACATTGATTACTATCTGGAAGATGGTTTTGTAATCTTTACAGAGAGCTATCTCAAGGAAAAAGGAGAGTGCTGTGGTAACAACTGCAGACACTGTCCATATGAAAAACCTGTTATCAAAGGTAACCAAATGATAGCAGATGATAATAAAAGATAAAATAATTTGCGTATGTATGCATAATTATGCATAAGTTTGCATTTCTGTTTTTCGTTAATTGTGTCCAGCCCCTAGTGTTTCTACATTAGGGGCTTTATTTTTTAGCGAAAAAGTATGGAAATATCAGGGAAAAACATTAATTTTGTATACTAAATTAACAATTATGGCGAAAGCAGCAAAAACAGTAGACAGTGGTGTCTCTAAATACCAAGAAGCTTTAGAAAAGCTTAATAAACAATATGGTGCAGGCACAGTCTTGGCACTAGATTCTAAATCAGATGGTCACTATGATGTAATCAGTACAGGAAGTATTGGTTTTGACTACGTAACATTAGGTGTTGGTGGTTTTGTAAAAGGTAAACTCTACGAACTTATGGGTTGGGAAGGTTCAGGTAAGTCTACAATCTGTGGACATGCTGTAGCTGAATGCCAGAAGAAAGGTGGTAAAGTGGTTTATATTGATGGCGAACATGCTGTTGATAAGAAATACTTTGAAGCTATTGGTGTTGATACTAGTGAGATGTTAATTGCTCAGCCATCATGTGGTGAAGAGGGCTTTAACATTGCTATGGAAATGATTAACACTGGTGAGATTGACCTTGTCATCATAGATTCAGATTCATCATTGATTCCTAAGAAGGTGATTGATGGTGAGGTGGGTGATTCTTCTATTGGTAAGAAAGCATTGTTGAATAGTAATGCCTATCCTAAATTAAAATCAGCCCTATCACAACATAATGTATGTGTTATTGTTATCAGCCAATACAGAGAAAAGATTGGTATGATGTTTGGAGATCCAAAGACAACACAGGGTGGACATGCATTGAAGTTTTACAGTGATGTAAGAATAGAAGTCTCTAAGACAGCTGTGAAAGATGGTGATGTACAATATGGTAACTTGACTAAGGTGAAAGCTACTAAGAACAAAACAAATCCTCCTTATAGACTATCTACATTTGAGATTGTATATGGTGTTGGTATTGATAAGGTGAAGGAGATGATGGACCTTCTTAATGAGTTTGAGCTTGGAAGAAAATATGGTAAGACATTTACCTTTGAAGATGTTAAATATGATCTTGATGAATTTAAGCAAATGCTTGTAGACAATGAAGAGTTTTATAATAAAATTAAACAAACCATTGTAGACAAGATTAATAACGTTGAATTAAAAGTTGAAGAACATGTTGAAGATTAAATTTCAAAAACTAACAGAAGATGCTCGCATGCCTTACAAAGGTAGCGAGCACGCTGCTGCATATGATGTATATGCTCACAGCATAACAGGTGCAAATAGTAAAAGATACGTAGGTCTTGGATTCAAGACAGAAATACCTAAGGGATATAAAGGTATTCTTGTTCCACGCAGTAACTTAACAAAGTATAATTGGGTTCTTAATAACTCCTTTGGTATTATAGATGCTGATTATAGAGGAGAGTGGATGGCTATCTTTACAGCAATACCAGGAAAAGAGTTTGCTGATGACTATCAAGACTTTCCATATGGTGTAGGTGATAGAGTGGCTCAGATTTACTTTGAAGAAGTCTTGCCTGTCTCTTTTGATGTTGTTCCTGAATTGGAGCAATCAGAAAGAGGTGAGGGAGGCTTTGGCTCAACTGGTCTCAAATGAAAACACAATGTAAGACATGTGGTAAAAACTGTGAGGGAGAATACTGTTTTAAGCACAAGCCTAGAAAACGAATTGCTACACAAAATTTGACAAAAACTGTCAAAAAAGAACCAGCAATTCGAAAGATATCAGAAATGAGAGACTTTTTCTTACAAATATGGAAGAAAAGACTACATCTATCTGAGGTGAGTGGACTTCCATTAGTGGGAGAACCTTTACATATATATTTTCATCACATATTACCCAAAGAAAAGTACCCTCAAGCTTCTTTAGATGAAGAAAATATCATACTTTTGACATTAGATGAACATACTAATGTAGAAAGTGATATGTACAAATATGAGGAAGTAAATAAAAGACGTGAACAATTAAAACAGAAGTATGAAATTATTTAAAGAACTCATTAAGATGTTCTTAATCTTTGTTGGTGTTGGTGCAGTTGCTGCATTACTTGTAATTATGATAGTAGATAAAAATCCTAACATAACCACACAGTCTAAGATAGTCTTTATAGAAGGCTCTACATTTGATCTTGATATGGTAGTCTTAGTTACAGAGGATACAGCTTATGCTGCACAATATGTACGTGAAAACTTAGACTCCACTGTAACTGGTAAAGACTTTGATGCAAGAGGTGTTACATTTGGTCCTGTGGAAGGAAGACCTATTATTATATGGTTGTCTGACGCAGAAGACAAAGGTGTAGTGGCTCATGAATTCTTCCATGCTACATTATACAAAATGTATTGGGCAGGTATGGAGCTTCATTCTGAAACAGAAGAAGCATTTGCATATGAATTACAGTATTTAACAAATCAATTTTATAACCAAATAAACATAATCAAATGATCGCATCAGAATGGGACAATGTTCCAGAAGAAAAACAAGAAGTAGATTTACCTTTACAGTCTAAACTTCACATTGAAAGAATTGAATTATCAGGTAAGATTGAAAAGTTAAAAACTTTTATGACAATGAGTCCTGATTTTAAAAGTGTAAATTACTTTCATAAACGTTTGCTAGATAATCAATTGACTACTATGCAAAATTATGAAAACATATTAGTTCAAAGAATGACAGATTTAAATAACCCAGATAAAATTGAAAATTAAAATGAGCAATTTATTCTTTTACACAAGAAAAGATGGTGATAAAACTTACACAGAAAGTTTTAACCTAAACAAGCTAGTACGCTCAGTACAAATGGAAGATGGAACATTATTAATCTTATTAGACGACTTACATGAGCGTTCTAGAGATGTACAAGCTCCAAATATCAAGACAAACAAATTAGAAGTGAAGAGAGTGAGAGAAACATTCCAGTCTGAAATCTATTTAGAAGGAGAAGACATAACAAGATTCAATAACCTAGCAAATAATTAATATGAAGCTATTAGGCAACCGCATCTATGTAGAGATGCCAAAACAAAATGAAGACAGCAAGTTAATTGTAGACGAGAACACTAAAGAAGCATTACAAAAAGAGATGCTTAAGAAGATGTCTAAGTTAAAGGTGCACACAGTTGGTGATTTGGTAACAAGTATCAAAGCAGGAGATATCATCTTGGTAGATCCAAGCTCTTTATCAAAAGCTCCATTAATTAACCTATCAAATGATGAGGAAGTAATTCTTGTTAGTCCATTTGATGTTATAATGATTTGGTAATATGAACTCACTTCCATTTATATCATGTAAATGTATAACTTATGGTAGAGTGTCCACGCTTGAGGAGAGTATTGAATCTTTCCTCAAGCAGGACTATCCTGCAGATAAGTGTGAGCTTATAATAGTTAATGACTATCCTTTACAAACTCTTGTATTTGATCATCCTCAAGTTAAGATAGTTAACCTAGTTAAGGGATATGATACTATAGGAGCAAAAGAAAACTATGCTACAGAGCGTTGTCAAGGAGATATTATATGCCAATGGGATGATGATGATGTAGCTCTACCACACCATTTAAAGAATGTAGCTAAATACATGACTGATAAGGTGAACATCATTCACTGGGAAACAGGAGTGTTATGTCATATTACAGGTATTGAGCAAGTTGGTTGGATAGGTAACTCTGGTATTGTTTTTAGAAAGTCAGCTTGGAAAGCTATAGGAGGACATCCTCTTGAAAATGCTGGATATGATATGACATTCATTGAAGCAATAAACGCATATGGAGGAAGACTATTTGCTAAACCTCCTAAGGAAGAAGCTAGTTGGTTTTATATGTGGGGAGGTAGAGGTTATCACATGAGTGGTGAGGGTACAGACCATCCTGGAAAGCTTAACGCTATACAAAGACACAGTGCTCACATTGAATCAGAAAGAATCAAAGGAAAAGTTCCTACAGGAGAAGTTAAACTAGTTCCTCATTGGAGTAAAGACTATTCACAAATGTTAAAAGATTTTATCAATGCAAATAAATAGACTAAGTATTGACTCTACACATTCTAATACAGACTTATGTAAACTTGCTGTTAAGTATCCTACAGACAAGTGTCCTTATCATAACCATCCTCATTTACATAGACATGCTTACACTTCCATATATAACTTATTGTTTTCAAATCTTCGTTACAAAGAGATTACAATAGGTGAGGTGGGTATATTAGATAATCATTCTATGTTATGTTGGAGAGAGTACTTCCCTAATGCAACATTGTTTGGTTATGAATATCATGATGATAAGTTGCAAAAAGGAATACGTGATAATCTTAACAATGCTACATACACTCATATAGATGTTACCAGTGAACAATCTCTTAACAATGTATTCAACAAAAATAACTTCTTTGACATAATCATAGAAGATTCTACACACGTGTTTGAAGATCAGATTAGATTTTTAAACATAGCATACAAATGTGTTAAGCCAGGAGGTATAATCATCATCGAAGATATCTTCCTTAGAGAAGATGAAAACAGATACATGGAAGCCATGGATCACATTAAAGAATACTTCTCATCTGCTACATTTATTATGGCTAATCATGAGTTAAAGTTTTCTCCAGGTTGGGACAATGATAAGCTTTTAGTTTTACATAGAAATGACAAACCATGTTCTTAAATATTATCACTCCTTGTAGTAGACCTCATTTTTTACATAGAATTGCAGAAAGCATTAACATACCTAAAGAAAATTACAGATGGATTGTTGTGTTTGATTCAGAGACTATTCCAACTGATATTCCTGAATGTGAAGCTTATTGTATAAAGGATGTAAAAAGCGTGTGTGGAAATGCACAAAGAAACCTAGCAATTAATCTAGTAACAGAGGGTTGGATATATTTCAACGATGATGATACAACTATGCATCCAGAGTTGTGGGACAATATCAAAGACTTAAACAATGATTTTATATCATTTGATCAACTGTGGAACAGTGGTGTACATAGATTGTATGGAAACATAATTAAGTTAAGCTATGTAGATAGCCATAACTTCATTGTACATACATCTATAGTGAATCAAGAAAGATTTGTTCTATCAAGGAGAGATGCTGATGGTGTATTTGCTGAGAACTGTTATAAAAAAGCAAAGAATAAACATTACATAAACAAGATACTATCTGTATACAATTCATTAGTATCATAAAAAAAGCCTCCTTTTTTAAGGGAGGCTTTTTTAGACCTATAATACTGAGACTATAGGGGGGAAATTCTTCTTTAAGGGGCTCATTCTAGACTGAGTTACCACAACCTGAGCGTGCAGAGCGAGGGATGCAGGAGAAGACAGTTATTTTGATAACCTCTTTTGTTTAAGAGGCCAATTCTTACTTTTTAATCTAAGAGGTGTATCAGCTTCTTTCATGTAATTACCATTGACTGGTTTAGGAGGAGCCACCTTAGGAGCTGGTCTTGGTGTACCTGATCCTTTAGCTTTACCTGCAGTCATTGGTTTTACTGATTTTGCTGCTTTGGTAGTTACCTTAGCTGATTTCATTAAATACCTTTTTTACTTTTAGAAGCTTTTACTAAACCTACAGCTTTTGTAGCTTTACCTTTGGTGTTCTTACCAATTACATCTTTGTAAGATCCTAATTGAGAAGAAGCTTTTCCAGAAGGAGCTTTGAGCATACCTGTTTTCTTTGCCATTTTATTTAAGTTTTAATTATTAACAACCATTTTTACATTTACCACCCATCTTCATCTTTCCACCTTTGCTCATCATAGATTTTGCCATAGGTTTTACAGATGTTTCAGCACCTCTTGCATTTCTTCTATTGCTGATTCTATTAGCTACTGTTCTAGCTCTTAAAGGATCACCACTTTCAATTCTGTCAACTCTACCTATTTGACGTTCATTAAGATTTTTTGGTTTTACTTTAATTCCAAGCCCAGCTTTTTTCATTTTAGTACCATGGTTAGCAATAACACCACGACCTTTTAATATATCAGCCTTAGTAATTTTACCATCTTTGTTTAAGTCAGGGAAAGAACCACCAGATTTAGCCTTTTTAATTTTACCACCAGCTTTCTTTTGTGCATATTTCTTTTCAAATTCTGCTTTACTCATGTAAGTGGTATCACCTTTGTTAACTACACCATACTTCTTAGTGCCTTGACCAACAGCAGGAGCTTTATCTACACGAGGTTTAATCTTACCTGCAGTGATTGCATTGATTGTTTCTAACATCTCACCTCTGTTGTACATCTTAGTACTATCTGAAGCAGCTCTTTTCTTTAAGAACGCAGCCACCCTAGGATCTACATTTCCACCACCTTGGTATTTTTTAATCTTTGCCATTTTGATTATTTTATTTTAAATTTAGCATTTCCATTTACGCAAAGACTTATTGATTCTACTATTAGGATCATTTGCTGTCTTAGCACTTGTGAGTTTCTTTTTCATCCCTGACATTCTAGCACAGAATGATTTCTTGCGAGAACCTCCTTCAGGTTGAGGAGCTTTAAGACCTGGTTTACCTGGGTTAGCTCTGTTATAAGAGGCTCTACCTTTTGCGTTGAGTCCTCCTGCAGGATTCTTACCTTCTTTACGTTGCCAAGCTGGTGTCTTACCACCATTCTTTAATGATGTACCATCTTTCTTTATAAGATGGCCATTAGGAACAGGTGTTATAGCACCTTTAATAGCTGTAAGAGTGTCTCCATTTCTGAGAACACCTTTACCTACATAAGCTTCTGCCTTCTGTGGGTTATAAACTTTTGTTTTAGGAATTCTAGCCATGTTATTTAGCTTTACGAGCTTTGCCCATTGCTTTAAATGTCTTAGCTAAAGCTTTACGCTTAGGAGTACATGTAGCTTTGGTCATTGGTGTACAATATCCTTTATGGGCTGGGTTAACAGCTTTCTGAATCCACTTTGTATCCTTCTTAGCAGTAGCCATGATTATTTCTTTTTAGCTGCTTTCTTAACTAATCCACCAGCTTTAGCTTTAGCTTTAGGAGCAGATTTTTTACCTTCAGTCTTTTTTATGTACTTATCAAAAGAAGGTAGTTTATCAAAACTCTTCTTGTCAAAGATTAGACCTTTAGGTTTAGGAGCATACTTGCCCTTACCAGCTTGTTTATCTAAAGCATCAGCCATGTCAATATCTCGTTTGTCTTGAACAGACTTCTTAATAAGCTTGCCTGTCATTTCACCACGAACCATTCCTTTAGGAACTCCAGCACCAGTTTGTGCTTTCTTAATTGTTGCCATGTTATTTCTTTTTAGAAGATTTTAACTTAGGAGCCATCTCACCACTGCGTTTTTCTATTAATTCAGACTCACGCTTTAAAGCAGCCTTTCTAAAACCTGCAGGGTTGATTTCTTTATGAGCAGGTGTCTTCTTATCAAGACCATAAGACTTCTCAGAACGTCCCATTTTACCACCATTTTTCATACTAGTGGCACCAAGTTCTTTATCTTTCTTTAACTTAGGAGTCATTCTAGCATCTGCTAAAGTGTTTTCTTGAACCTTAGTCCAAGCACCTTGAGGATCAATAGGACCTACACGCTTATCAGAAGCTTTCAATCCTGACATGCTACCCATGCCAGCTTTTTTTACCTTTGCCATTATTTTTTAGTTTTAGCTTTTATTTTCTTTTCTTGTTTCAGCATAGCTGGAGTTGGTTTCTTCCCAGATCCTTTAGCAGCACGAATGTTATCCCACAATCCACGTTGAGATGTAGAACCATCAGCACGTTTAATCATTTCTTTTGCCATTATAATGTACCTTTAGGAGCTTCTTCAACTTCTTTAACAATACCTGCTTCTACACCTCTAGCTAGAACAGACTCAATAGCACCTGTTGCTCTATCTGCTAAGAAGATGGCATGTGCTTCTGGTGTATTTGTAATAGCACGTAAAGCGTTTAATATAACACCAAACTCTCCTCCAGAGATGGTAAAGTTATGTTCTGTTGACCATGTATATTTCTTACTAGGGTCATAACTTGGGGCTTCATTAGCCACGTCTACTTGGTTGATTTCTTCTGACATATTTATAATTTTTGTTTAACTACAAAGTTATGTATAATTTAATTACTATCCAAATTTATTTCAAGTTTCAGTTCTCTATTTCTTCTTTTTGCCTCCACCACTTTTCTAATATGTTCTGGAGACTTCTTTTTACCAATGGCTGAATTTCTCATTTTGAGTCTAGTTTCTTCAGATCTAACTTGTCCTCTTCTAGAATTTCCCATCTTTAGTTTAGTTTCTTCTGATTGAGATGACCCTAACCTTAGGGTATTACCTTTCATTATTTCACTTCTTCTTTTTTTAAATTCATCAGAGTATTTTCTTCCTACGTTTACTTTTCTTAACTTTTCAATACTTTCTTGAGAGTGTTTTCCATGACTTCCTGCTTCTCTAATATTCATTAGTTGTATACCACAGTCTCTATATTGATCTATATATAACTGTTCATATGTATCAAGAACACCTTGACTTATGTCTTCAGGAAGTTCATAAATTATTGTAAATGAATGATTATCAACACTATATTTTAATAAAGAGTTATAAAGTTTAGGCTGTCTTTTACAAGATATATTTTTATACCCTGACATTCTTTTTTTGTAGTTCCAAGTTTGACCTATGTAGACTTTATTAGAAGGAGATAATATTTTATAAATAACAGGCATTAGTTATCTAATGATATTTCAAACGTGATGGTAGCAGAGCTTTTGATGCTCTTGCTTAGGTCCAGTTTGATATGAAATAGATTGTGGAATTTTAATAGTTCTTCTAACAGCATATTATTATACTTGGGCACAGATGCAGCCAATCTAAAATGATAAGAATGAGGATTTTTAACTATTTCTAGTGTAGAAAGCTCATCCACTGATGCAATAATTCCTTCAAGGTGAGCAAAATAAGCAAGTTCGTTATCTTGCATCACCTCAGGAAAGAATTTCTTGTTAATCTGCATTAAGACAAGGTTAATAAATATTTAGTTTTTGCTGCTTCGCCACTCAATGCATCTGCTAAGTTAGCAATATCATGATAGCTATTTACTTCACCATATTTTTTCAAGTTACTAGCAAAGTCCATAAGAGCTGTTACAACTGATGTAGCATCTACAGCACTAAGTGCTTCTATCTTATATACTCCAGGACGTTTACCACAATAACCCATTATTTTTTCTATCACACCATCTTTGAAATCATGTACATAATCATACAATCCTCCTAAAGCTTGGTGTTCTGCATAACTCTTTGTTTGCCAATGCAATAGATGCAATTGCTCATGGAAATACGTAAGCTTCCCAGCTATTGTTTCCAAGTTTAGTTCTCCTGATTTCATCATCTCATCAGGGAATAATGATTTTGCCATGTTGTTTGGTTTTATTATCCAGGACTAGTTGTTGTTGTTGTTGTGGTAGTTGTACTAGTAGAAGTGCTAGTAGTAGTAGTTGTGCTACTAGTAGATGTTGTAGTAGTTGTAGGATTACAACACTCATTTGCATCTATCTCCACCCAATTACCCACTTGTGGTTTAAAGCTTTGTAAGATTAAACTACCTGATATCACACGTCCTGTACCATCATAGCGTACATATGCTTTTAATTTATTATTATTTGCCATGTTTATTTAATTTAACGAGGTTCAGTGGTTGTTGTAGTAGTTGTTGGAGTAGCTGTAGTAGTAGTTGTAGTGGTTGGATTGCAACATTCATAAGCTGGGATCTCTACCCATTTACCCACCTTGGGCATCTTTCTTCTTAGGATTAGGCTGCTTGGAACGATTCTTCCAGTACCATCAAAACGTACATATGCTTTGAGAGGGCGAGAGTTGATTGTGGCCATAATTAATAATTTAAATTATATTTGTTTTTAATTTCCAATAGTTGTTTCACATAGTAGTGGTTGGCATACTTCTTAGATTTCTCATCAGTGTGCACCACATACAAATGTGTATCTTTAAAAGGATCTTTACCAGTGTGATAGGCTCCTTTATAGAAAGCAGGATACCCCATACTGTGTTGTCCTGTAATTCCTGCATTATGTAGAAGTGTTGTTCTCTCCAATTTCTCAATTGGATCTGAAGACCAACAGAATTCTAATTCAGGAATGTTCTTAGTCTCTTGTTCTCTAAGCCAAATGTTCCATAGCACAGCCCACATATCTGCACACCAGCTTTGAAACCCTTTGTTCTCATCTTTAAAGAACTGTTTGTTTATATTCTGAAGGTAGACACGTATTAATATACAGTCATTCATCACCTTCTTCCAGAAGTTAGAATCTATGTTCTTTAAGAAATACTGAGCTCCTCCTGAATGATCATTGTTAGCTTCAGCTATTTCTCTATTGATGCCCACCAAGCTTGTAATTTCAGCTAGAACATCTCTAGTCTTATATTCTTCAAGCTTCTCTGGAAGCACATCTCTCACCTTACTATCAAAGTATGAAGCATTGATATAACTGTTTGTGTCAGATAGATAGTTTATATCATCATCTTTAAACTCATCAATGTTAAATTTATCTGTAAAGATTACATCACAATCACAGTAAAACACTGCTTTGGTGATCATATCAGGATTGTCCTGGAAATATCTCATTAAGCAATAGGGACGTAGAATAGGAATATACACTCCTAAATACTGACTAACATCTCCTGTATCCTTGTAGAAAGCAAACTTTGCTTCTGGATACAGCTCCATTATCTTCTCCCATTTACCATTATATTCTCTGAAACTAGGTGTGTACACTAAAACAATTGCTTTGTCTGAGTGTCCAAGCTTCTTTAAACTTTCCAACCATAGATGTACCTGCCATGTGTAGTAGATATCATCTGGTTGACAGCATACGAACTTCAAATCCTTACCCATATTATTTAGTTGTTGGTTTACGTCTTTCATCTCTTTTTAGTATATCAGTTGTATTAAACTTCCAAGTTTTTCCAGCTATTATTGCTCTAACTGTATACAAACTGACTTCTAATATTTCAGAAACTTCTTTTGCAGTTTTTCCTGAGTTATATAGTTCTTTAATAGTAGTAACTTTCTCATCTGTAAGAACTGACCTACCATTTCCTTCACCTGCTCTATTAGGTTGTAATCCTAAAGAATAAGCATGTTTTTGATTTTCAGAGTTATTCATCCATTCAAGATTGCTAGTTTTGTTATTTAGCTTATTACCATCTATATGATTAACTTGTAATTTGTTTTCATCATTTGGTATAAACGCTTTTGCAACTAGTCTGTGTACTACTTTTGCTGTAGACTTACTGTCTTTAAACAATCTAACTTCTGGATATCCCCTTTTGTTAGGTGTTTGAACTAGTTCTTTCCCTTTAACAAGCCCTCTTCTTTTACCTGAAAATCTATCTGTACTTCTAACTCTTCCCAAACTACTAACGTCATACCCACTAAATTCAGGGATGCTTCTCCATTCTTCACAGATAAATTTAAGATCCTTCATATATGTAGTTTGTTGGTTTTCTCTTTATTAAGGAGCAGCAGTCGTAGTGGTGGTGGTAGTTGTAAGTTGACCAGTCACTTTGATCAATTGATCCAATTGCTTGGATATTTGCCAAAGCAAGTTATCTGTTGTACTCCAGCCTATTTGTCTTGATGGTATTGCCATTTTATTAATATTTTATTTTATCCTACTTGATTTACTGTTACGATTAGACCAGGAATAGCAGGAACATTTCCTGAAGCCAACGCTGATGATATCACTAATCCATTATCTACATTACTATTTATTTCCCACTTAAGTTGAACATACTCATTTGCAACTGTTGTTTTGAAAAAGAAATTCCAAGCAGCAACTACATACACAGAATTGGAAGGAAATCCTATTTGTGAAGCACTTGTAGGCACATCTGTGCCATTTTGAGATAACCATATGTGAGCATGTGTGGCAGTGTTACCACTATTTTTTATCATCTGAGCACTAAATGCTATGTTATACACACCAGGATTAGCTATAACTATTCTATTACCAGAAGCAACTGATACACCAATGTTCCAAGAATCTGAATTACTAAGACCCATTGTAAGAACACTTCCTGAAACACCTGTTTGATTTGTGGTGTCATAGAAAGACCCTAAGTAACCTCCTGTTACACCTGGAGGACCTGGTATACCTACATTACAAAGTTGACATGTGGTTTTCTCTAATTGCTTAGCTATTTCCCACAGAAGGTTGTCTGTAGTGCCCCATCCTATCTGTCTAGAAGGTATTGCCATGATTAAATGAAATTAATTTCAAAGATATGTTACTTTTTACTATTAACAATGAGTATCAATAATTTACAATAACAAATTTAGTTATAAGTGTTTTAACTTTTTTAGTTAGAGGTTTAGAAATATCTACGTATTGGTAGTAATACTACTTACCTTGACCTTTATATTTCTTTACTGGTTTGTCTTTTGGACCTTTTGATTTAGCAGCTTTACCACCTTTGCGTTTTCCAAATGTAAGTTTTGTAGAGGTCACTCCTCCTTTTGCTTTTGCCATGTTGATTGTTTTATCTTTTTATAGTGAAGAATTGTAATACTATAACACCAACTAATACCAGTTTTTGAGCAAACTCCCATCCACTATTATCTTTAGCAACAGGAATACGCATATTTAACCTTTCATCATATCTCACTCTATACTGATTTGTAACTGTATACAAGCTATCATATGTTGTTTTTTTCTTATTTATAATGCTGTCTTTTATATAAACATATGTCTTCAACGAATCAATTGTATTTTGATTAGATTGAAAATTATCATTTATAGTGGTTGCCTGCTTTAAGGTCATTATCACTACAGAATCATTTCCTATCTTCTTAACGATTGGATACTGGCAATAGGTTAAATTTGACACCAGTGTCAGCAAGATTGCTATCAAGTTTACTTTTAGCATTAATTAATTCAGATTTTAATGAGCTAACCTCTGCCTTTAATGATACAATTTGGTTAACTGCTTGGTTTACTATTTTTGTTTGTGCTTTGGTAGCACCTTCTTGTACAGCTGCACTATTTTTATTATTTTCTGAAACTTTGCTAAGTAGAGATTCAAACTCTTTATCTTCTTTAACTGTTTCATCAATGTGCTGAGCTGTGGTATATTGACATCCATATAGACTTATTAATATTAAAAATGTTAATGTTCTCATTAGTGTAACTTTTTTATGGCCCCTAATTGTTGTAATGTTTGTAACTGAGTGGTAGTCACAGCTTTAGTGCTATCACTAACTCTTAATGCTTCCTGTACCTTATCTAATCTACCTTCCACCTTTTCAATACGTACATTCTGAGAAGTTGCCTGCTCTTTAAATGTTGTACGAACATCTACGTATAGATATGAAATAGCAATGAGCACCAGAAAAAGGGTGCCCACTATTGGGTTCTTAGCAAACTCCTTAAACGATATAGGTAAAGGGTTTGCTGATATGTTTGTTTCTTTTTTCGCTGCCATTATCTTAATTTGTTTTTGTATTCTAATACAGCTAAACGCTGTTTGATCTCTGCTCTTTCAGTTGCTGCAGATTCTTTAATATCAGTCATTTTTTGTATGATTTCCATCTTCATATCAGCTCTGCTTTGTGCTGCTGCTGCCCTAATAGCCTCCATCTCAATAGTAGTTCCCTGTGGAGGAATAGCTTTATTTTCAGTAGTTACTACCACTGCAATCTTATTATTTAAAACAGTTATCTGGTTGTTTAAGGTACTCACTTGAGTCAATAACCATCCAATAGCTGATACACAAATAGGTAAAAGTGTGAAAACTAACTTCTCTACCAACCCTGACTTACTTTTATCAGCTGCCAGTTGCTCAGATATCTTTTCATTCCTTTCTTCTTGTGTCATTATATACTACCATTTAAAAGGTTATTGTATTCGTTGAAATGTTTTATACGATCTGGTAGACCAATTGTTCCACCATTAACACGCTTAGTCACCTTAGTAACCACTGCATCTGTAGCCCCCTCGTCAGCAATCTTATGTAATCCATTCTTATGGAAGAACCAAGCTGCAGACAATAAAGGATACTTTGTAGCTACAAGTTCAGGGTTAGCTAGAATATCTTCAGCAACAGTTTTATCAAATGCTGCGTAATTGTCCTTACCAGTGAGCTGGATGTATCCTCTTCCACAGTATTTAAAACCCTCACCAGACGCTTGATTACCATTTCCCATACGATTTGCATATACAACATTTGCTATTTTTTCAGGTTTGCGTGCATACTCAACAGCACTTTCAGCAGTAAAATACTTCTTAAAGATGCTCTGTAAACCAGCAGCACCATAGTTTAAGTTTTCTGTAACAGCTTTGAATCCACCTGATTCATGTCCTGTTTGTGCTAGGAAATGAGCTAAACGTAAAGGAGTATTAATCTCAAACTTCTCTACTACACCAGGGATTTGTGCAATCACTGTGTCAGGAATATTTCCTTTTAACTTTTCTATGTTCATAGTTATTTAATTTTCCAATAGCTACTCAACCCATATATAACTTGACTATTGTTGTTTAATCCAATATGTAAACCAAATATCTTATCTCTCTTACTCTTGTAAAGCACTCCCCCCTGTATAGTTTGAAGTTCTATTTGTTTATTACCAGTGACACCCCCACCCATAAATAAAGCTCCCTTAGAAGGAGCCTGCTTAGTAATAGTAGTGGTTGTATGGATAGTAGGTATCTTATAGTTATAATTATAAGATCTATTCTGTAAGTTGTTTTTATGTACTGTGTCAGCTATAGCTACATAGCCTAAGGTATCTATCTTGACAGTGTCAGTATAGACTTTCTTTGCCAAATGGGCAAAGACTAAAGCATCATATTGTGCTTTTAGCTTAGGGTAGTTTGTGTCTGCAATATATTCTGCAGGTAGTGTGTCATGTATTATCTCTTTAACCTTTAACTTCTTGATAATCAATGAGTCATGATGTATCCAGGCTGTATCGTGTAACGTTACAGTATCAGCTTTTATCTGAGATCCAGTGCATCCTTTATGTTGAAGAGTCACTGCAAACAGTAAAACCATTACAACAACTATTAGAAGTTTATTCATTATCTTTATTGTTTGAGTTAGTTTTTGTACCAAAGTAGTAAGAGAATATCATCAAAACCAATGTCTTTATTAAATCAAATAGCTGATTGTTCATCTCATCAGGAAGTAATTTGATTTTAAATGCAATCACTTTATCTACTATAAATAAAGCAACTAATGCAGTAAACACCATTATTACAAACCTAACCAATACATCCTTTGTGCTATTGACAAATAGTTTATTGACAAATACAACAGAACCTACAATGACTGTAAGTCCCATTAATATGCCCAATATCATTACCCATAAATTAGGATTACTGAACATCTTTTTTATTTATCCACTTGTCTATAGAAGCAATTCCAAAACAAGCTATAGTCAAGATTTTGAATGAGTCATATATGAACTCATTGACAACCAACTCTTTATGCAATGTGCCAGTGATTATATCTGCCAAAGCAAACACCACCATGATTATGAAAGAAGCAAAGCCAATTACAGCTTTCTCATTAATTGAGTTGCTGTCATTAAATAAATCTGAAAAGAACTTTTTCATTTTCTATGTTAAATTTATTGTTAGGTAATATTGCTACATTCTTAAACACTATTGGTGTAATAGGAATTCTAGTAGGAAAGGAAGCAGCTGTTTTATAGACCACCCTTTCTAGATTGTCTATGCGTGTCTTGTCTATGTTAGACTGGGCCATCAGGGCCTTTACATCAGATTTCACTTCATTAACATCATGCCAGATAAGTAGGCCTAAGAGAGATACTAGGCTTGGAAATATCCATACCTTGAACGCTACGATTGCAGGGTTTTCTTGCTTCATTTCAGTAAATAAAATAACATGCCTGTCCCCATCTAGGAGATAGCATGTTATGTAGTTATAAATAAATTGTTATTTCTTTAGGCCATATTTAATCCACTTGTACCAAATACGTTCATGGATGAAATATTGTATGGGTTTGTAGATAAGCTCAGCCACCCCAAAGGCAGCTCCCATTTTGATAGAACCAGAGATCCACCACATAAGCAAGAAGCCTATTAAGGTGCTAATGATCCTGTAACTTATAGTTTTGGCAATATGTCTCTTTAACAAGGGCATAATTAGTGGCAAAGATATGTAAAATAAATGAATTGACCAAATCTTTTTTTTAGTAAGGACGATAGGATTTCTCCTCTACAAAGTCAGACCCATACTTAATATTAATTTCTTTTTTAATATATGCTCGCTTGTCATTCAATCTATAGACACTTCTGGCTAGCTGGATGAAGTGTTCATCAAACAACCTGTCTCTCTCACAGTTTCTTAACCTGTCTTCTACATCCCACAGGTTTTTGTTCACCTTGAGAAGCTCATCAGTCATAGGATCATGTAATATCTCAGGATCTATCACTGTGTTTAGGTAGTTTTTTTCCTTGAAAACATTAACCAATTTGTCTTTGTCCTTTATGTTCAAAGCTTTGATAGATAATATTGTCCATTTATCTACCACTTCTCCTATAGAAACTTCTATTTGCATACTAAAAATGTTTGATATTCCACGCAAATATACTAATTTTGTTGTAAATACAATTAATATGCCCAACAGTTATACATATTTTAAGGAAGAAGTCAAGGAATGGTTCAAGAATAATGTTCCTGCTAGTACAAGAATATTGGATATAGGCCCTGGACAAGGTACATATGGTAAGCTTTTAAGTGATATTGGGTATAGAGCTATAGATGCTGTTGAGGTGTGGGAACCCTACATTAGTGAGTATAAACTATGGGAGTATTATGGGATTATATACAACAATGATATACGTGAGTTTGATTGGTCTGAGTATGATTTTATCATCCTAGGTGATGTGTTAGAACATTTAACAGCTGAAGAAGGACAAAAGCTTATCAATGATATTGCCATGGCTAGGAAGCAATGTTTGGTTGCTATTCCCTATATGATGGAGCAAGATGGTGAGCAGTATGGTAATACATATGAAACCCACCTGCAGGCAGACCTTACAAAGGAAGTGATGGCAGAGCGTTACCCTACACTAGACTTGCTCTATGCAAATGAGCATTATGGGTATTATGTAAGTAAGAAGGTGGTAGACAAAGCATTTGTACTCTATGCCACAGAAGCCTATTATGATATTGTGACAGCCTGTGTACATTCTCTTACAACATTTAGTCAGTATCCTGTATTTGTTTACATGCTTAACTCTGACAAAAAGGTACCCAGAGCTACAACCATTAAATGGAACTGTAATATAGATCCAATAGAATACAACACCAAAGACCAGTTCTACATCAACAGGACAGATGATAGAATATATAACATCCTCATACAGCGTCCACTGATTGTTATAGACTGTCTGAAGTATGCTGACACTGTAATGTATGTAGATAGTGACAGTGTTGCTACACCTTTTGTAGATCTAGTGTTTAAATATCCTGTCTCTGAATATCCCCTGTTTACATCTAGTATCTATGACCAGATGTTTCTGAATGGAAAGGGAGACCTTGAGAAATATATATGTGAACTTCTAGCTATAAAGAGAGGCAGGTATATACAAACAGGATACTTCCTAGCTAGTGTGAGCTGTCTGAAGTTCTTAAAGGAGTGGGCTAACATGTGTACCCATCCTACAATACTAAAAGACTTTAAGAAATACGCACCCTTCCATGAAGAAACTGTAGCCAATGCTGTACGCTGGAAGTATGAAATAGATCAGTCATTACCACTCATCTATACCAATGCTAGCTTGGATATACTAGAGAACATAGATAAATATGAGTTTGGTAAAGAACATTGGGAATGGTTTAAGCTACCTGATAGTAAGCATGAGTTGTTCTTTTACCATGGAGAGAAACGACCAGATGTAATGTATAAGATGATTGATAGATTGAAAGGTAATAAAAGAGTGTTGTTCCTAGCTCCTCATCTATCTACAGGTGGTATGCCTGCGTTCCTATTAAAGAGAATACAAGAGATAAGCTACTGCACAGACATCTATGTAGTTGAGTATCAATGCCATAGCTTAGACTTTGTTGTACAGCGTAATGCAATCAAAGAGATTGTAGGATCTAACTTCACTACACTGTATGAGAACAAGATGGAACTGTTTGATATTATTGATAGTTGGAAGCCAGACATCATTCATCTAGATGAGCCTGCTGAGAGATATGACAGAGGAATGATTACCAGGTTGTATGATACAAACAGATCATACAAGATTGTAGAGACATTCCATGATGTAGCATTTAAGCCTGAAGAAAAGATCTTTCAGTCAGAAGCATATGCATTCTGTACACCATATCACCTCAACAAGTTTACCAATCTACAAGGTTATACAAAGGTGATTGAGTTTCCTATAGAGGATAAAAGGCCAGATGCTGTAGGTAAAATAATAGCTAAGAATATACTAGAGTTTGCTCCATTCAAGACCAGTGTTGTAAACATAGGACTATGGACCCCAGGCAAGAATCAAGCAGAGGGAATAGAGATAGCTAAGAAGTACCCTCATATGGATTTCCATTTTGTAGGTAATCAAGCTGGTAACTTCAAAGACTACTGGGAACCATTAATGAAAGACTTACCACCTAATGTAAAGATATGGGGAGAAAGAAATGATACATGGAAGTTTATGA